ATGCTTGGCTTGCCCCACCGCACAGACATCTTGTGTTTGTATTTGTCATTCACCGTGAACTCGTATTGCCCACCCAACCATTGCTTGTAAGAAGGAAAGTATCCAAATCCTCCATTGATATCGTCGAATACTGCGTACTTGCAATCGACGGCGTTGAACTCGTCAAGGTTGAACAGCCCACCGAAGTACGCATGTTTTCCCAAGCTTCTAGCCCAGACGGTCTTCCCAAGTCGTGTTGCTCCATACAGGACGAGTCCCCTGGGCCTGAACAAATTAGCATGAGTCACATACCCAAACAAGGCGAAGGAGTACCGGGGTCCCCTCTGGGGTGGTACGGTATTGAGCCGCAACAGCCAATTGACCGTTGCCACGCGGCGAGCGGGTTTTACCCTCTTTGTGTCCGCTCTTGCACCCGGAAAGAATGACTCACCTACCAGAATAACTGGATCCCAACCAACGCTCCTCCCATGCAGCCAAGTCCCTAGTCGGTGTGTAGCGCCCCAACGGCGGTTCATAGTCACCGATGACTGGACGGTACTTCCACTCGGCGTACAGCTTCAGCGACCCGAAATTACATCCGAGCTGCTTAGGAGCAAGAGCCGCAAGTTTTTCAAAAAACTCTTCTTCAGTTGGCGCGCAGATGATCTCGCCCCAGATGTCAGCCTGGGTTCTTTCCGAGTCATCTTTATCGCCGCCCGGCCGTTCGCACTGATCACCAATGATATAGTGCCCCTCCTTGTGCCCGGCGTACTTGCCGACGTAATCCCAGCGACGTCCAGGATTCGCCGAAAATCGTTTGATGTTCGCACGGCGACCTCCAACAAAGAATAGTGCTCCAGCGTCGGGGTGAGAAAATGGCTCATCCCACTGAACGAAACAGTGGAAATGAGGTTTGCCATTCTGGTGCAACTCTCGACCAAGTCGGTACACTGCTCCAGTTCCGACAACTGCGTCGATAATGCATTGAGGATCGAAACTGTCTGGACAATCGGAGTAGGTGAGCATGACATAGTTGACGGAATCCAGCTTGAACTTGCGCATGTCGAATTTTTGGGGGCGAAACTAACACTGTAGCCCCCAAAAATAAAGCGCAACTGATCCCCTTATAAATTCCCTGCACTCCCCCGCCCACTCCCTCCCCCCCAAAAATGCCTCAACCCAAGAAAACTCAAAATGCCGTACCGCCGAAAGTACCCCGCACGCCGAGCGCTCCGCTCAAGGCGCCGATCGTACGCAGCCCGCCCACGCCGCCGAAGCTCCGCCGTGAAGAGGCGTTCATACACGAGGAAGCCTCGGACACAGAAGGCGATACTGAATCTGACTTCGAAGAAGAAGATGGACACGATGTTGGGCACGACCAACATAACAAACGCCACCCCCTCGGGCAGTTCTACCTTCAGCACCAGTCCTGCGGTCCTGAACGCGGACAACGTTTACATAATGCCATGGATAGCCACGGCTCGGCCGGGGTTGATCAACGGCAATCTCGCCCCGAGCTTTGCCTCGGCAACAAGGACCTCCTCAACCTGCTTCATGCGAGGTTTGAAAGAGACCATCACCGTCCAGACGAACTCCGGAGCACCATGGATGTGGAGGAGAGTGTGCTTCACGTACCGCGGAGGCAACCTAGTCAGCCTCAACGGAAATAACTTCACCTGGTGGAGGGCCACTGACACGCAAGGTGTTGTCCGAAACCTTACCAACATCTACGGGTACCCCGCTGCACTCAACGAACTCAAAAACCGCATGTACGAGGGTACCGAGCAATTCGATTGGGTCGATCTCTTCAACGCCAAGTTGGATAGAACTCAAATCGACGTCAAATACGATAAGACCATGACCTTCGGCTCTGGAAACTCTCAAGGCATTCTCCGAAACATTAAAAGGTGGCACCCCATGAACAAGAACCTCGTATATGCAGACGAGGAAGACGCCAACATACTTACTACGTCACCGTACACCGTTGACAGTAATCAAGGAATGGGAGACTACTACGTTGTTGACCTCATCAGGGGAGTGGGTACCGGAAGCGATCTTCTTTCATTCAGCTCTAACGCTCAGTTGTATTGGCACGAAAAATAGGGTCCGTAATCTCCACAAAATCGCAATTCTCCTCCATCCATTCAAAGTCAGGGCGGCCTCCGGGCTTGTAGGCGTCCAGCCGAGGGTCCGTGTTGCACAGCCATATGCTTGGCTTGCCCCACCGCACAGACATCTTGTGTTTGTATTTGTCATTCACCGTGAACTCGTATTGCCCACCCAACCATTGCTTGTAAGAAGGAAAGTATCCAAATCCTCCATTGATAT